AAAGTTACAGAAGAATCCAGAACTTCTACAGTTAGGAGGAGAGACACGTGAACTCTCTATCATGTTTACTGACGTTCGTGGATTTACTTCTATTTCTGAGCACTATGGCACTGATGTCCAAGGTCTCACGAAAATAATGAATCGTTATATGACCGCAATGACTCAGTCAATTTTAGAAGCTAATGGTACACTAGACAAATATATTGGTGATGCTCAAATGGCATTTTGGAATGCACCGTTAGATGATCCTAAACATGCATTGCATGCTGTTGATGCAGCTACTAAGATGTTAGGCAAGTTGAAGGAGTTTAATGATGAAATTGCCAAAGAGGGAGTACCCCCGTTCGGTATGGGACTGGGTGTCAATACTGGTAATGTTGTTGTGGGAAACATGGGTAGTGTACAACGTTTTGATTATACTTGCCTGGGTGATAACGTCAATCTTGCATCCAGACTTGAAGGACAATCAAAGAACTATGGAGTACAAATCATACTCGGACCAGAAACCGCTAATCAGGTAAAAGGTGCATATAACGTTATAGAACTAGATTGTATTGCGGTTAAAGGTAAGAAGGAAGGTGTTAAGATATACACAATCCTCAATGATGCTGATTGGGCAAATAGTCATGAAAAGACCCATATCAAATTCCTATCACTATATTATGAAGGTGATTGGAATAGAGCTACCACATATGCCAAAGAGCTGAAGAAACTGTTTAATGGAGCACTCGAGCACTATTATGACATGATGCTCGAGCGTATGGAAAATGGTAAGCCTAAAGGTTTTGATGGTGTGTATAGAGCTACTTCAAAGTAACTTATTTCTTTTTCTTAATTTTAGCACACTTCTTTAACTTTGGATTAGCCTTACACTCTTTCTTGAGTGCTTCTTCTGCAGCTGCCTTTGCTGCTTTACGTTCTTTATTCTTTTTAATAGCTTCTTCAATACGAGCTTTATTTGCTGCTGCTGTTGCAGGATCTACTGGCTTACCAGCTGCAAATGTACTTGTAGACATTAATACAGCAAATGCTGTTGCAATAAGAATCTTTTTCATTAGTCTCTCCTTTTCACAGATGACTTAGATATTTCGTCATCATATTTTTTAATATCAGCTTTACCAAATTCTGGTTTTTGTTTTAATACTACTGTCATCTTTAATTTTTGATTTAATCTAATTAAATCATTATCTAAACGTCTTACTCTATCAATAAGTCCTACTAGTGTTTTATTAGCATCAGCCAACACCGGACTAACTTCTGTGGTCGTCCACATCCAGATGAAATAAATGAAGTATCCCATCCCACCTGCTGCAATAATAGGAAACCCATATTTGTTAATAAGTTCACCTATGTTATCCATTTTGTATATTCCTTATTATTTTCATTGATCTTGTTATCATTAATAATCTTGACTTGTTACTATTATATACACAATAATATCTAGTACCATCTCTTCTTTTCTTTTCTTCAATCACGAAGTTCGTCTCTTCTCTCTCCGCCATCTTCGTCCCTGACTAATGTTCTCATATCATCAGATCTTGAACTAATTTCAGGATCTGTAGGAACATCTATTATTTGAGATAGTAGTTTATCAGTCTTAACGATTTCATTATTAATAACTCTTACACGGGCATCAAGACCTGAAATGATAGCCTGAAGACCTTTAATAGATTTGATAACAGTACCTAAGATGAATTGCATCATCTTAAATACAAAGTATCCAGCAGCTGCTGCAGCTGCAATCGGAAAGCCTACATCGGCTAATAATTTAACAAAAACTTCCATATTAATGTCTCAATACAAACAATACACCCATACCAATTGCAAATAATACAAATATACCTATTAATGATGCAATAATGATCTGTTTAGTATTTTCAGCCTCTATTTGTTTATTATGTTCATCTAAAGCAGCTCTTGCCTTAGCCTTCATGTACGCATCTCTTTGTGCTGGTGACATTCTTGCCATTCTCTGGCGTTCCTGTTCATCAGCCAATTCTTTCATTGCCTGTTGACGTAACAAATTATTGTTACGCGCTATTTCATTATTTATTTTAACTAATTCATTACGTGCTTTAATAGCCTGATTCTTAGCTTTTACTTTTTTAATATCATCAGAAAAACCAAATACTGAGTCTGTAATAGTTTCTCCCCATTGTTTGCCAAGGTTAGCTGCTTCTTTTGGATCTGTAGGTATCATTTCATTTCCTATCTTCTTGTATCTAGAATTATGTACTTACCGTTCTGACATGTTATTCGAACACGTATAGTTGAGTCTTCTTTTGCTGAGGCTTCAACCCAAGCATTCTTACCACCCTGGTTGCTGAAATCAGCTTTAACGTTCCAAATAGGCCAACGGTATTCTTTAACTTCATGATAAAAGTAGTGCATTCGCCAATAACATTGTGACCATTCCATATCATACGACTGAGGTATGATATCTATTTTACTTACTCCGGTTAACCTATACTGAAAGATTTACCACAGCCACATGACGAAGTTTCATTAGGATTTTTGATTACAAGGGAACTACTACCAAGCTTCTGCTCATAATCAATTATAGTGCCTATCACATATAATAGAGTTACGTCATCTATAATAAGATTATGACTGCTATCCAAAGGAACTGAGTTATCTAAAGGATCTTGTTTTTCAGAAACTTCCCACTTATAGCTAAATCCGGCGCAGCCACCGCCTATTACTTCTAACCTTATAGAACTGCTGTTTTCAGAAAAACAAGCATCTAACATATATTTTTTGGCTTTTTCTGTGATGGTAACTAAATTTTTCATATCAGATATTCATTTTCCGGTGCATTATTAAGAGAAATCTATTATATATATTTATGTGAATGCCTTTTGGATTCACATTTACATTCACCTTGCTTAATAGGAGGTCTATATGACAAATCTTAAATTTCTTGATATTCCATCTTTTGATAAGTTCTTTGTTGGTTACGAGCCAATGCTCAAGCGCTTCGAAGAAGCACAAACCACACTTTCAAAAGTAATACCTAATTATCCTCCATACAATATTGTTAAAGTTGACGATAACAAGTATGTAATCGAAATGGCTGTTGCTGGTTTCGGTAAGCATAATCTTGATCTTGAGTTTCAAGATGGAACACTTGTTATTTCTGGCAACTCTGCAATCGGTAATGATGAGGATAATGAATACCTTTATAAGGGTATTGCAGACCGTTCATTCACACGTAAGTTCTCTCTTGCAGACACTGTGGAAATTAAGGGTGCTGATCTAGTAAACGGCATGCTTAAAGTATGGCTCGAGAACATTATTCCTGATTCAAAGAAGCCTAAGAAGATTGATATTACTGATACTGTTACTGAGAACAAGAAGACTGTTGATACAAAGCAGCTTCTAACGGAAGATAGCAAAGGAAAGTAATATGTCTAAGATAGGTAGAAAGGTAACTCGCTGGCTAAGAAGTCAATCGAGAATGAAACAGACTGTTCGTGAATTAAGTGCTCTTTCAGATAGAGAGTTATCCGACATTGGTGTAGCCAGATGTGATATATACAGAGTAGCTAGAGGGGTGGTAAGATGATTGATGCTCTTACTCTTCTTATTACTGCTCTCACCGGTTACGTATTCTTAAAGGATGTGTAACATGTGGCCGTACACAGTTGACGAATTAGTCCTCATTAACGAAGGATCAAAATAATGGATGAAGTAAACACATTTATTGATACAGTTCAAAGTGCTAAGAAAGCTGTTGTAAAATCAATGGTTACCAATAACACTATTGCTGACAGTCTCAATGGTTTCATTGATGCACAGACAGCATACACTAAAGAAGCAGCAAAGGCTACTGTTAGTGCAATTGGTGTTATCACCGGTGAACTTGCTAAGATTAATGAACAGCTTTGGAATGGAAAATCGTTTAAGGCTATGCAGACAAAGATGAGTGACGATCTCTACTCATCTTTCTGGAAAGAAGCATTTAAACAATACAATCCATCCTATAAATGACACTAAGGGGGC